GATGAATATCTCGACGCGGAGCGCTACAAGAAGATCGTCACCGGCGAAGAGATCGGCGTCCGCCGGAAGAACCGTACGGACGTCATGGCCCGCTTTGGCTTCCCAGTGATGCTCACTGCCAACAGCCTGCCCAAGATCAAGGACCAGTCGGACGCCGTCTACAACCGGTCCCTGGTCCTGCCCATGACCCGCGTGCGCCCCGAGACCCTGCCGGAACCCGCCGGGTACAGCAGCATTGCCGCCAAGGTGATCGCCGAGGAGCTCACGGGTGTTCTCTGGTGGGCAATTGAGGGCTGGGAGCGGCTCTCGGCCCGAGGCGTGTTCACCCCGCCGCCGTGCATGACCAAGGCGGTCGCGGACCTCCAGGACAGCAACAACAAGGTAGGCGCATGGATGCGGGAATCGGTCGTTGCCGATCCTGCCAACAAGGTCGCAAGCGCCGACCTCTTCGCGTCGTTCGCAGGGTGGTATTATCTGGAAAACGGGGACGGAAAGTTCCCCTGGTCGCAGAACGGCTTCACCCGGAAGATCAAGGAAGCGATGCCGCTCATAGGCACCCAGAACGGGGTCAAGACACGCAATCTGACGGGCCTCAGGCTCACCGAAACCGGCCTGGAATACTGGGCGATCAATGCCTCCCGGGACACTCTAAGTGCCCCCAAGGGATCCTCGCTGGACCAGTTTTCGGTGAACCAGGTCTACGAGGTGTCGCGCGCCGAGCGGGCCGTCGAGCAGCACGAAAAAGCACAGCCCGATGATCGGAGGCCGCGGTTCTGATGCAAGACGCTTCGCCCCTTTTGGACCCCGGAATGCGCCAGCAGAAAGCGTCTTGCATGATTTTTGGGTTTCGAAGTGAAACCTACATGCAAGACGCTTCGGCCGTTGCAAGACGCTTTTGCACGTCGTTTTCTGGGTCATTTTCGGCGGTTTTTGAAAAAGCGTCTTGCAATTTTTCCCAACGAAAACAGCAGCATAAGCAACAATGCAAGACGGAAAGACGCTTTTCTCCTCTAAGAAGGGATATATACATGTGCGCGCACACGCGCCCGTATGGGGCAAGTAACTCGGAAAAAACCGTCTTGCGTCTTGCAAGGCTGTCGTCGGGCATGTCGTCGTCGGTGTCGTCGTGAGGGGCCAGCAGTACCCGAAGCCGTCGCTCGTGTCGGAGCTGATGGCGATGGTGGCTCCGGCTGAAGCAGCGTTTCGCAGCCGCTGGAGGCTGGCGACGCTGCAGCGGTTCGATCCGGAGCTGCACCAGCTGCTGGTTGAGCAGATCGATCTTTACGATCGGGCGATGGTGACTGGCACCGACCAGGAGGCGCGGGATCAGGCTGAGGCAATGGTAAGGGGCTGGCGCGCCGCGGTGTCCGCGCTGGAGAGCCCGCTGCAGCCGGACGATGCGTATCTCACCGGGTTCGACCCCAGCACGAACCTGGTCGTCGTGATCGCCGACCAGTGCGGGTCTGTCGCGCGAGCTCAGGTCTCCAACGGCCAACGGGTGCTTACCGTCACTCCGGACGAAGTCGCGAAGCTGGTTGCGGGGATGAACCTCATCACGTCTGCCAAGAGCCTGTTTCCGGATGCGGAAGTGGTGTCGTTCACCAAGTTGAGCAGCGATGAGGAGAGCGCCGCGGGTGACGCAGCGCTGAAGCATGACGGACTGAGGGCGGCGCGGATTTGATGAGCAAGTCCTACGGTTCCTGCACCTACTGCCATCGCCAGCTCACCAGCTGCACGGACCGGGCCAGGACGGCCGCGACGATGGATCACGTCATGCCCAAGTGCGTGGGCGGTACCCGCAAGGTCCCCTGCTGCCGGCAATGCAATCAGCTGAAGGGTGACATGCATCCGAGCGTCTGGAGGTGGTTCCAGGAGAACTATCCGGCCTGGTGGCGCACCTTCCGGACCCACCATGACGTGGTGCTTGCCTGCCGGCCGCACTGGGGAGCGATGATCAGCGTGCAGTCCACCGGGCGTGCCATGCGGTACGATATCGACAGGAGGCTCGGCCATCTGCCCCCTGCAGCCGAGTGAAGCGAAGGAAGCGCGCAGTGAACCTGGCCCTGCTCAACCTGCCGGACGGTGGGGTGCGACCGTATCGACCCAAGCCGAAGGACTTCCGCGAGGTCTACATCCGCATCGGATGGGACGGCATCGAGGACCACTTCAACACGAACTGGCGTGTCATCCGTCGCTGGATCGAGATGGAGGGCAGGGAGGGTCTGATTGCGGCCCGCAAGGCCTACGTCGCCCAGATGCAGCTGACCCGCCGGCTGAAGCGCAAACGGTATGTGATGGGGCGGACGCTGACGGCGGTTAAGCCTCGGCGAGTGAAGGAATAGGTAAGCGGCATGGCTCTCACAGCAAAACAGCAGCGCTTCGTCGAAGAGTATCTGGTGGATCTGAACGCCACCCAGGCAGCGATCCGCGCTGGGTACAGCGAGAAGACGGCATATTCGATCGGGCAGGAGAACCTGAACAAACCTGAGATCGCCGCGGCAGTCGAACAGCACATGGCGAAGCGCTCCGAGCGCACCGACATTACTGCTGACAAGGTGCTGAAAGAACTCGCTAAAATAGGGTTCGCAGACATTCGACGGGCAATCCGTTGGTACTCCAACGCCACGGTGGCAGCTGTCGACCAGGACATCGATCGGCAGATGGAGGAGGAGGGCGGAGTCCGTTTCGCCGTCGCGAACCAGGTCGAGCTCGTGTCCAGCAGCGAGATCGATGACGACACGGCCGCGGCGATCGCAGAGATCGGGCAGACCTCGACCGGTGCGCTGAAGGTCAAGTTCCACGACAAGCGCGGCGCCCTCGTCGACATCGGACGGCACCTCGGCATGTTCAAGGATAGGACCGTGCTCGAGAACCCAGACGGCAGCGCTGTAAACCCGGTGGTCATCTTCAAGCTGCCGGACAATGAACGCTGAGCCGAGGCTCATTCAGCCACAGCCAGGTCCGCAGACGCACTTCCTCGCATCTCCTGCCGACATAGCGATTTATGGTGGCGCGGCGGGCGGAGGAAAGTCCTGGGCATTGCTGCTCGAGCCGCTCCGGCACTCGACTGTTGGGGACTTCGGCGCGGTCTTCTTCCGGCGATCCACAGTCCAGATCCGCAACGAGGGTGGACTCTGGGATGAGAGTGCGAAGATATACCCAAGCGCCGGGGCACGGCCGCGGGAGCACGTCCTGGAGTGGAAGTTTCCAAGCGGCGCCTCGGTCAGCTTCGGCCACCTCGAACACGACAAGACGGTCCTCGATTGGCAGGGCTCGCAGATCCCGCTGATCGGCTTCGACGAGCTCACTCACTTCACCGCCAAGCAGTTCTGGTACATGGTGAGCCGCAACCGCTCTATGTGTGGCGTTCGGCCCTATATCCGCGCCACCTGCAACCCGGACGCCGATAGCTGGGTGGCGCAGCTGATCGAGTGGTGGATCGACCAGGAGACAGGCCTGCCCATTTCCGAACGCGCAGGCAAGCTGCGCTGGTTCGTGCGTGTGGGTGACCTGCTGGTATGGGCCGACAGCCCCGAGCAACTCGCCGGATATCTGATGCCGGATGGCACCCCGATCCCGGCGAAGTCGCTGACGTTCATTCCGGCCAAGCTCTCGGACAATGCCGCGCTCACCGCCGCCGACCCGGGTTATATGGCTTCGCTGCTGTCCCTGCCTCTCGTGGAGCGCGAGCGACTGCTCCAGGGCAACTGGAAGATCAGGCCTGCTGCCGGTCTCTACTTCCAGCGCTCGTGGTGCCGAGTCGTTGACGCGGTCCCGGCGGGCACTGTGTTCGGCCGCGGGTATGACCTGGCGGCGACTGTCCCGTCTGCTGACAATCCCGACCCGGACGCCACGAGCAGCACGAAGATGGGCCGCATGCCGGATGGGCGATACATCGTGGTCGACAACACCAACGACCGGCTCAGTCCCGCCGGCGTAGAGCGCCAGATCGGCAACCTTGCCTCGCAGGACGGCAAAGCATGTCTCATCTCCCTGCCACAGGATCCGGGCCAAGCGGGAAAGAGCCAGGTAGCGAACCTAAAGCTCTCGCTGTCGGGCTACAACGTCCGCTCCTCGACGGAGACCGGGGACAAGATCACCCGTTTCAGCCCCTTCTCCGCCCAGGCAGAGGGCGGCAACGTCGATGTGCTCCGCGGCGACTGGAATGATCGCTGGTTCTCGGCCTTGGAGGGCTTTCCGGTGGCAAAGCACGACGACGACGCGGACAGCACGTCCCGCGCCTTTGACGCAGTCGCGCTGGCCAAGCGGTACAGCATTGGCGCGCTAGGATGACGGCGGATTATCCCTCTCGTTAACAGATGTTCCCAAACTTTCCCTGACGGCGGTAAGCTGACGGGGGTTGACAGAATAGAACCCCGGCAATGGGCATCATCAGGCGCATCTTCGGCGACGGCCTCAC